CGTCCAGCATACCGAAGATCGTCGATGCCGTGGTGGATGCTGGATGGCCGATTGGTCCTGAACTCCCCAAGGCATCGTCCAATGACGTGGCGCACCAGGACTCACCATTGCATTTTGAGGGATCCCCTGCGTATTTTCCAGGCTCTCCAGGGGAAGCTATCGTAGATGCGGTTAAAGAGTATCTTACTACCGCCCCAAAGCGGGATTCACCTCATATCGTTTCGGGCACTATTCCGCTTGAAACAGATGGCGAGATTGTGGACGCTGGGGCACTCCATGACGCCATCGATGCATTCATGGTCCAATCTCCCAAGCACACCGCAACCGATGCCGTGCGCGCACTGGTGATGCAGCATCAGGACTGGAATCAATCGCAGATCGCCGCAGAACTCGAAGCCCACGGCCAGCCTGTAAGCCTTGGCACCATCGCCACGGTACGCAGCATGACCCTGGCGACTATCGCTGTGGCCAAGGGGCTGGGAAGGTGGAAAGAGTGAACATCCCACGTCTACCGGGCCGTATGCGCTTTGCGCGCGGCCCTCGTCACGTCTTGCGAGTCCTGAAGTACATGCAGAGGATTGCGCGGGAGATCAACAAACAGAAGAACGCGAGGATCCATGCAACCGACTAACACACCGCCTCCGGTAAGTCCTGAGTGGCTTGCCAAACAGTGAAAGATTTACAAGGAGTCGAAGTGAAGAAGCTCACCATCAAGATGTTTGCACCCGGCAACAGGACCCACAAGACCGTTATCTTGGCGGCCGGCAAAGGCAAGGTGTTCAAGCCTGGCGGCGAGTTCGATGTGCTGTCCAACGTAGCCGACTCGCTGGAAACGCAGTTTCCCAACGACGAGTTCCGCATGGTCCAGGTGGGCCCAGCGGCGTTCAACTTCGTTTGGGAGCGCAAGAAGACACTCGAAGAGGTAGCCGATAGAGTCATGATCGGCGGGATGCACCTGGGCGAAGTGGCAACCGTGGAGATGGGAAGTGGACAACCTTGAGCAGAAACTCGACAACGTACAGCGCTGGTGCTGGGAAATGGCCAAGTCGCTGATCATGATTCTCGTCGGAGGCACCGTACTTTACATCTGGTGGTCCTGTCACTGACAGGACTCGCGTAGAATCTCGTTAGACCGGTGGTACCGGCGACCTCCTTGGAACACATGGTCCTCCTGCCCGGCATCCTGCGAAGATGTCGGGCTCTTTTTGTCCTGAAGTGCTTACCGCTTCCCGTGTGGTAATATCTCAATCGACGGGTACAGAAACAATCTGGCTCGGACGTGACGGCTTATCAAAGCTCAATCGTCCGGGCCTTTTTGCGTTTACAGGAGCCAGATGGACGATTTCAGCGTATTTCTCCCGATTGAAAAGGTGGACGCGCAGAGCGGAATGGTCTGGGGCTATGCCTCAACGCCATCGAAGGACCTGCAAGGGGAGATTGTTCCGCTGGACGCCATCAAGGCCGCCCTCCCCGACTACATGAAGTGGGCGAACATCAGGACCATGCACACCAACAATGCCGTTGGCGTGACCAAAGAGGCCCACATTGACGCCAAAGGGCTCTACATCGGTGCCAAGATCGTTGATCCCGCCGCATGGAAACTGTGCAAGGAAGGCGTCTACAAGGGCTTCAGTATCGGCGGTTCCAAACTGGAGAAGGTTGGCGATGTGGTCAAGGCGCTTTCCTTGCGAGAGATCAGCCTAGTTGACCGGCCGGCGAACTCCGACTGCCGCATCGATGTTTGCAAGATCGCCGGAGGACTCGCCTTTGGAGGGTCGATGGAGAATCAAACCAGTAACGAGACTTTGATGGAAAAGGCGCTTGACACGTTCCGGACGATTCTCGGAATGGGGAAGATTGCCCTTCCTGACCTTGCCAAAGCCGCACAGGACCCGAATCCGAGTCCTGTTGAGTCCGACGAACTGACCGCCGATGAGATGGCCACTCTGACCGCCAAGTTTGCGGACGGCGTTGACCTTGAGAAGCGGGAGTTCAGCGAAAAGGAACGCAAGCACCTCGGCAGCACGGGGGTTGCGCTTCCCGACGGTTCATTCCCGGTTCAGAACGTGAAGGATCTCGAGAACGCAATCCAAGCCATTGGCCGCGCATCGGACCCCGAGAAAGCCAAGGCTCACATCATCGCACGCGCGAAAGCGCTGAACGCAACACACCTTCTACCCGCCGATTGGCCGGGCAGCACCAAAGAGGAGAAAACAATCATGGCTATGGAACTCCAGAAGCGCTTCACGGCGGCAAGCAAGGCGGCCATAAAGAAGGCCGATGACCACATCAAGAAGGCTTCGGCCTCCCACGGCAAGGCGGTCGACGAGATTGAAGCCCTCCACAAGTGCATGGGCAAGGCGGCCGACGGCGGCGATGAGTTCAAGAAGCACCTCACGGCGCTTTCGGGACACATGAACGACATTGCCGACCATCACGAACTGGCTCATGCCGCACTCGGCAAGGCTATGACCGGATGGGATGGAGAGAAGGCGGAAACCGACTTGGGCGAAGAGCCTGCTTCGGAGAACGTGGAAGAGCTTTCCCCCCGGCGCATGACTGAAGGCGAAGTTGAGGGAAACACCTTCCGCGGCGCTGGCGACTCGCCATATTCGGCGTCTGCGATTGCGACGATGGTCAAGGCCGCTGTGGCCGAAGCCACCGCCCCGCTGATTGCCGACAACGCTTTCCTGAAGGGCCAGATGTCTGTGATTGAGAATCAGCCCTCCGCCGGCCGCCGCCCGAAGCTGTTCGTTGCCAGTTCGACCAGCGATGTGTTTCCGGCCAGCGACGGCAAGGCTGACTTCAACCGGATGATCAACAAATCGCTCTCCGAAGCTGATCCGAACGACCAGCGCAGCTCTGAGCAGGCCACGGCGCGCGCTTTCGGTCTGATGTGCACCCCTGGCAGCGGGTTTGCGAAGTCGATCAACGACCCCAACTTCAAGATTGACCTGGGCGGCAACTAGACCGGTCAGCGCAGTTCACAGCGGTTCCAGTTCGTAGTCAGCAACTCGGCAATAGGAGAATCTGAGATGAATGAATTCGAGAAGTTCCTGCAAAGCGACACTTTCAAGCAGGCCATTGACGAGCGTGTTGGCACTCTCGCGAAGGCCGACACTGTTGACCAGAACACGGGGCTGGTGTGGTACGACCTGAGCCGCATCGTTCAGGAAATGCACCCGTTCAAGCAGTTGATTCCGCTGATCTCCAGCCTCCCCCGCGTCCCCGCCGATGGCGGCACTGCGCACCGTTGGAAGAGGGTCACCGGCATCAACGTCAACAACGTATCCATCGGCGTCCCCGAGGGCGAGCGCGCGGCCGCTTCCGCCATCACCGTTCAGGATCAACTGGCAAGCTACAAGACTATGGGCCTCGAAGGATCCGTGTCTTGGGAAGCGCGGCTGGCCGCTCTCAACCTCAAGCCCGATGCTCAGGGCGTGACGATTCAGGCCACGCTGCAAGGTGTCATGGTGGGCGAAGAGCAGACGCTCATCGGCGGCAACGCCTCCACCCCGCTGGGTATCACTCCCACGCCCACCTTGACCGCCGCCGGCACTACTTCGGCGCTTTCCAACGTTCCCTACTACCTCGTATGCGTTGCCCTCAGTCATGCGGGATGGCGTACCGGCAGCATGGCCAACGGCATCCCCGGACAGGTCACGTTGACCAGCACCACGGGAACCATCACCAACGTGGGCGGCGGATCGGCTCAGCCTTCCGCGCAGGCCACCATCACCCCGACTGCCGGCCAGATCATCACCGCAACCGTTACGCCTGTGGTCAACGCCGTAGCCTACGCTTGGTACTTCGGGACCACGACCGGCGCGGCCCGGCTCCAGGGCATCACCACCACGAACCAGGCGAAGTTCAGCTCGGTCCCGTCCACCACCAATCAACTGATTACCGCTCTCCAGGTCAATGGTGCGTATCAGGACAACTCGACAAATACCCTGTTGCCCGATGGCATTCTCAGCCAGATCAACGGTTCCGTATCCGGTTCCGCTCCTGGCACCGCCATGGCAACCAACCCGAACCTGCCCGTTGTGGCCAGCGGTACTCTCGGATATGCGGGCTCCGGCGCGCTGATCTTCCAAGGCGCCAGCGGCAATGCGGGCCTGACGATTGCCGGTACCAGCATCGTCGAGTTCGACGCCGTCTTCCAGGCGGCCTACGACCAGTACAAGATTGGCTTTGACCGGATTCTCGTCAGCTCCACCGACCTGAACTCGAACATCGCTCAGTTCTTGAACACGGCCAGCACCAACAACAGCCTCCGCATGGTGTTTGAGGCGGACTCGGGAAGCGGTTCTCAGATCGTTGCCGGGCGCGCGGTCAACGCCTACAAGAACAAGATCTACGGCAACACGCTGCCGATTGAAACGCACCCCAACCTGCCTCCGGGCACGATTCTCTTCTGGTCCGATCGCTCTCCGTACCCCCTGAGCGGCGTGGCCAACATCCTCGAAGCGCGTGTCCGTCAGGACTATGTGCAAGTGTCCTGGCCGCTGCGCACCCGGCGCAATGAGTACGGCGTGTATGTCGATGAGACGTTCGCCCTGTACTTCGCTCCGGCCTTCGCTATCCTGACCAACATCAACCAGCCGACGGGAACCCAGACGTTCTAACCTACGGATGGATTTACAATGAGGCAGGCGGCGGCAACCAAACGCCTCCTGCCTTATTTTTTGGAG